CTGGGCCGCCTTCTGCATATTGTGCAGCTGCTCGGCCCGCTCCTGCTCGGGGCTCTTGCCCTCGAGCAAGCCCCAAAGCGCCACGGCCTCGGGGCCCGTGTCGCTGCGCTCGTCGGTCGCTGCTACGTGGTAGTAGCCGCTCGACACGGTGCGCACACCAAGGGCCGAGAATACGGCCTTTTTGCTGGTGAACTTGGCGAGCAGCTGCGGCAGCGGTCCGGCTTCCATAAGGTCAGCCAGTGCCCGCAATGCCTGCGCCGTGCGCTCGAGCCGGTCGGCGTCAATGCGCCGGCTCATGCCCTCGCGCTGCTGCTTTGGCGTGTTTTCGCGATGGTCGCCGCGCTTGGCTGTCACTTCCTGCTCGAGCTTTTCGGCCATTTCGCGGAATTTATCGGCCTTGTGTGTGTCCTGCTTTGGCTTTGGCGGGGGCTGAGTGTCAGGCGGGACACCGTCCGGGCCGCTAAACTCCTGAATTGCCCACGCTGCGGCCGCCTCCTGCTCGGTGAATCCGAAGCCGCCCGGTGTGCCTTTCCATTGCCTCGAGTACCAGCCGCCGGCAGCTTTGCAGCTGTCGCGCAGCGCCTCGAATTGCTCGCGCTCGACTCGATCGGCCAGCACCACGAGCCAAAAATCAAAGCCCCGTTTAGTGTGATGGTGTTTCTCGATCGAATAGCCGGCACCCTGGGCCACGGCCTCGGACTCTGGCGCCGCGTGGGTCGCGGTCCATTGCTCCCAAAACTCAGCCGCTCGAGGGTGCGCGCCGCTGTATATCTGATAATCAGCGCGCCCGTTTGCGATGGCTTCGGACTCGTCGCCGCCCAAGAATGCGACAATGGCCGCGCGGTTCTCGTCGGACTGGGTAAACTCCGCGCGGCAATACTTGGCCCGCCCGTGTACCAGTTCCCAAGCCTCGCCGGCCTCGCTGTGGTCATAGCCGCTGCAATCGGTCATTGCGTCAAATGTGCCATAAGTGAAGCGGTCGCAAAGCGCCTGCACCTCGTCGCGCTGCGCCGGCAATAGGTCCGGCGTTTTGATGTCGGCCCGCACACTGTTGCCCATACTGAATGAGCTAGATTTCACCGATACCCGCAAGCCTTGCGCCTGCAAAATACGCTTGAGGCTGGCCCCTGCTCGCGCGTGGCTGCTCTTGCCTGAGTCTGCGCTGATGGCGTCGGGGTATTGCTTGCGCAATTCCTCGGCCAGCTGCTCGACCGTGTCGGACTTCTCAGCCGCTATGGCTGCCCGCGCTTGCGTCTCCTGCGCTCGCTGCTCGAGTCGCTCGGCGTCCTGCTCCGGCGTGGTCCGGTTGTCCTCGAGGGGCACCGTTTCCATGCAAGCCGGCAAAGCCTCGCGGAATGCCTCGGCAACGTCGCCGGCATTGTCGCGCGTGATTTCCCACGCGAACCGCTCCCCGAGTGCGTCGTATATCGTCACGGCTTCGGGGTTTTGCGGGTTATCAATAAAGCCCGCCCCGAATACTGATACAAGGCTCTCGCGTGACTCGCCGCCATGCTGGCCGTATATCTGGCGCAGCATGTTGAACGTGCCGGACACCTTGGAAACGGCCGCGGCCGCCTCTTTGTGCCACTTGTGCCGGTTAGTGGTGCCGGCTGGCAATGTGAACTTATTCATCTTTTTGTACCTCCGTTATTATGGGAATGATTCCCCGACAGCTGGCCCAGGATGGCACCAGCTGGCGGCGGTCACTCAATAGTCAAAGCCCAAAGCGTGACCGTTCTCACAGTCGGCCCAATTGGCCAGCCGCTTCGCGGCGTAAACGGCCGTCAGGCCGTTGATATAGTCGCCTTGCTCCTCGCCATCCACAAAGCTGTTCGCGATTTCCTCGCCGCCTCGGAATACCTGCAAGCCGGCATAGCCTAGCCCGCGGTGGCGGCTCAGGATGTAAAGCGCGCCGCCCTCGGTGAATAGGTCGACATCGTCGGCCGTGCCTGCGCCTATGGCGTGACGGTTGCCGCGCCATATGATGACCTGCGCCGCGGTGTACCGGCCCGCGTCCCGTTGCTCGTCCCACGTTTCGCGGTCCCAGTCGTAGCTGTGCAGCGGTAGCTTGTTCATAATCCGAAGCCCTCCGGGTCATTGAATGCCCGCTGGAAGTCGTCGCGGTCAATCTGCGATTGCATGGCGCGGCGAGCCTCGCCGGCGCAAAACGTCTGCGCCGCCTCGCCGTCAATCCATGTGCCATCGCATGCGACACACACACAAACAATGCCTAAGTCCGCGGCGTGTGTGTGATCCTGGGTCACGTCATCGCTGTTGCAGTCGGGGCAATTCATTGCGACACCCCCGCGGCCATGCTCGAGGCCACGATTCGCGAGGCCGTGCGCTTGCTGATGCCAAGCCGGTCGAGGTTGTAGCGGGCGCATACTTCCTGCGCGCGCTCCAACGTGTCGCCCCAGTACCACGGCTCGGCATGCTCGCCGCGGCCGGTCATAGGGCTGTGGCCCGCTTCATGCTCAGTGACCAGCGACGGTATAAAGCCGCGCGGGTTGTCCTGCATTGGCGGGATGTAGTAGCACCAGCGCGGGGCGCTGGCTGGTTTCTTTGATGTGGCCATGGTTGGGCCCTCCGTTATTGTGGGAATGATTCCCCAACAACTGCCCCGCCTCGCGCGGCAGCTGGTGGCGGTCACTCATGCGAACATATCAAGCTGGCCAAGCGCCGGCGCAACCGTCCGCGGTGCGGTTATGCCTCCCCATTGCTCGGCCATCGCTGCGGCCAAGCCAGTGAAGAACCGCGAACGGTCGTGGCCGCGGGTCTTGCTTGGGCCCATATTGTCAGCGCCGCACGGGCTCTGATTGGCCCACCGTTTCACGAGCTTGCCCTTGTACATTACGAGCCGGGGCTCGACGTGGTCGGCCGGGTCGTCGGTCAACTTGGGCAGGCCTTTGCGCCATAGGTAGGTTTGCTTGCTGTGGTCGTGGCCGTAATGGTGAGGCTGCACCAGCTGCGGCTCAAAGCCCGGGGCCGCGTTCTCGGTGCCTATGCATGACTTGGGGTTCTCAATGCAGACGCGCTCAACTGGTGCGCCGGCAATGTCGCGGACTAGCTCGAGCGACTCCTGCCGCTTGGCCTCACGTTCGCGGCTCGGGTCATGCTTGGGCTGGCATCTCCAAAGCTGGCAAGCCGCTATATATGTGCAGGGCGGGTGGGCAATCATCAGGCTGTAACCGTCGCCCATGTATTGCCGCACATCGCCAACCAAGTGCGGGCCGTTGGGCGCTTCGGTCTCAATGATGTCGCAGCTGGTTGCATCATGCCCAAGGGCTCGGAATGCATCGCGGACAACTCCGGAGAATTCGCAAGCCACCAATATGCGGGACAAGTGCCAGCCGGCGGCGACGCTGCGCCGCTCGGCCTCGTGCATCTCGTCGCCATAGTCTGCGATGCTGTCGCCCGGGACCTGCAGTGCTACTGACTCCGCCATGCATGCGGCGTTGTCGGTGTAGTCTGCGGCCACGGCGTCACCGTTGCGGACCTTGGCCAGCTGGCCGGCGGTCAATGACTCGCGGACCGCTGCCGAGTAATCAGCAGCGAGCCGGGTCACGTCAAGCCGGTGCAGTCTGGCAATCATGCTGCAGGCTCATTGGCGACAAGGTAGGACACCTGATCGCGGCGGGTACGTTCGGCCAGCTTGTCAGCCATGGCCAGCTTGAGTGATGCCTGATAATTGGGCATTGCTCGGTATCCGAAGCCGTGCATGGTCGTGGCGTTGGCGTCAAGGTCCGCGTGGCATGCTGCCGCGTTCATCAGCTTAAACTCAATTGAACCGCGGGTCCTTTCGCTGAGCTTGGATGCAAACGGGGCGTCCTGCGCCGGCGGCGGATGGCCAACCAGCGGCGGGGCCATTGCAATGCGAATCAGCCCGGCTTTACTGTACTGCTTGCCGGGAATGGCATAGTCGAGCATCTCGAAATACAGGGCAATCAATGCGCTGTTCTCGGTGTCTTTCCATGGTGTCTTATTTGACATGGTGTGGAACTCCTGCGGGATATTGTTGCGGGGTCTGCGGCCCCGGTGGCCAGACAATCCGGCCAACATTGCAGAGACTAGGGCCAGTGGCCCGGGATGTCAAGACACCTTAATTGGCGCTAGAATCCACGGGCCGAAAATGGAGTTATGTAAACGATGACTGCGCAAGCTGAGAGCGATACCCTGCAAGCTGAAAGCCTCCCCGCTCGAGAGAAGGGAAAGACCATAGGCAGACCATCCACTTACACGCCAGCCACGGCGGAGTTGATATGCGCAAGGCTCGCGGATGGCGAAACACTCAGCGACGTTTGTCGTACTCCCGGGATGCCAAGCCGGCAGTGTGTGCATCAATGGCGCATGCGAATGCCAGCCTTCAATGACCTGTACTACCGCGCGCGACTGATTGGCATGGAGTCAATGAGCGATGACACGCTGACCATTGCCGACGATGACACGCTCGACATGCTGCCGGATGGCGCGCCAAACCCCACGGCCGTCAACCGTGCCCGCCTGCAGGTGCATGCTCGGCATTTCCTCATGGGCAAGCTGGCCCGCCATGTGTACGGCGACCGGATCGAGGTAGAACACAGCGGACATATTGAGCATACCGTGACCTTGTCGGACCGCGAGCGCATGCGCCGCCTCGCCCTGTTCATGCTCGAGGATAGGGACCAAGGGCAAACGATAGACAGCACCGCCTTGCCTGCACCTGATGACAGCCTGCCCGTGGTGGCTGAGAGCCCGCCGCCTCGCAATGATGAACCGCGCGCGAGTGAGGACATATGAATAGAGGTCCCATTTACCACGCCGGGGCAGCCATATGCGCGGCGGCAGGGGGGGAGGGGAGCCCTCTCACCCACAGTTTTTCAAATCCTGGACGTGCACCTTTGTTGCATAGTTGCACCTGAAACCATGCACCCCAACGCCCATACGACCCACACGAGGAGCGCCGAAAACGCCTTTTTGCCCGCCGGACCCTGAAAATGGACTTTTTGGCCCGCCGTAAGTTGTTGATTGGTATAGAGCGCATAGCGTTTTTACCGGGAAAACACTTTTTGAGATTGGAGTCGAAAACGATGGAAAAAATAATTTTAATTTTGTGGACGTTGAGCCCGAGTGGTCATTTGGATCGGTTGGAAATTGGCGGCTTTTTTGATATGGACGCTTGTGAGGCGGCGGCTGTGGTGCTGACGGCGCCGAGTCCGCTGGATGGTTGGTCGCCGGCGACGGTAACGCGCTGTTTGGAGGTTCCCAAGTGAGTCGCGTCACTTTGACTGGATTTTGCCCGGAGTGTGCAGCGCAGATGCGTTACTGGGTTGATCCGATGGTGCCGATTTTGACGGCCAGAAACGAGGATCCGGTGGCGCATGGCTGTGAGGAGGACTGCTGGATGTGCCTCGAGTGCCGCAAGGAATTCCCGCTGGTAATGGAGATAGCGGCATGAGCTACGCCTACCGTGCCCGGAAGAAGGCGATAAAGCGCCATATGGACGAGAATCGCGAAAAACTGGTCTTTGGTAAGATAAAGCCGGTCGATTTCGCGTTTTTGCAGGCAAACTGGACCCGTGAGATCGATGGGCCGTGTATTGGGACATTGGAGCAGTTGATATGTCGAAAAGAGTGAAAAATTGCCGCACCGCGCGGGTGCGCCGTCCGGCTGGATTTACTCGCTCGGAAGCGCCAGCATCCAGGGTGCTGCTTACGTTTTACAAGAAGCTGGACAACATTGTCGAGGAGGCAAGGGAAAATGGCAGACAACGAGCAAAACAACGAGAACGAAA